GCAAGAACAGTCTCCAAGTTCAGCAGGCAGTAGGGGACTTGCAAAAACACAGCAATTCACAAAAAACACAACACAGATGAAGATGGGAAATACAATGGCAGAATCAATGATTGATATAAGAAACATACTGAATAGAATTGACGGTGTGAACGTACCAACCAACGAAGCACCAAAAGACAGCGATATAGATTACGCGAAATTAATGTTACAGATTTCCGCTATGAAAGACAAGATAGCAGAACTGCCTATAGACGATGACAGGAAGACATCGGCTCTCACAGCATTGGGGCAGGTTGAAGACGACCTATCAATGGACGAAGCATACGAACCGTTCCCAGAAGAGGACGAGATGACTTTCGAGGACGATGATGCGTTCTACGAAGCGTTTGGTGAACTTGGTTTCCCAGAAGACGAGAACGAATTATTTGACGCAGAGTACAGAGGACGTAAAGTGCCACTGAACAAACCAATGCGTGGTGATGTTAAGAAATTCAAAGTGTACGTCAAAGATCCTAAGTCAGGAAATGTCAAAAAAGTGAATTTCGGACACGGTGGAAGTTCGGCGAGAAAAGCCGGACAGAAGACAATGAAGATTAGAAAGTCTAATCCTAAAGCAAGAAAAAGTTTTAGGGCAAGACACAACTGTGCAAATCCAGGACCAAAGACAAAAGCAAGATACTGGTCTTGCAGAAAGTGGTAACATGAAGATCAAAGAAGTAGAAGGCATTACAGAAGCAGAATTCGAAATATTCGCAGAGAAGAAGGATGCCTGCTATCACAAGGTAAAAGCAAGATACAAAGTTTGGCCATCGGCCTACGCCTCTGGTGCTCTAGTTCAGTGTCGTAAAAAAGGTGCGGCCAACTGGGGTAACAAGAGCAAAAAATGATCAAAGAAAACGCTGAAAGAGAGTACGTAAATCTTCCCAAAGAAGACATAGAAAGATTACGACAAAAATTCCTTCCGGACTGGGAATACAAAGACAACAGTCTGCAAAAAAGATACAAGTTTGAAGACTACTTTGAAGTGGTAGAGTTCCTGATAAACACAATCAAGCCACAGGAGAAACTAGACCATCACGCTGACTTGGGCATATTCTATGACGAGGTGTTGGTAAAAATATACACTCACAGGACAAACGATGTAAGTGATTATGACTTCATGGTTGCCATGCAGATAGACATGATCGCAAAAATGAAACACGGCGCTATCAATCCAAATTATGATCTTAACGCCCTAGTAGACGAAGGCACACGATGTTGGAAAGGTTACATGCGTAAAGGATTCAAAACAATGTTTGGTAAGAGAGTTCCAAACTGCGTCAAAAGAGAACATGTTGACTTCTGTGTGAACTGCGGGGACATAGTGTTAGATGAATCACTCGACGAAAATCTTAAAAAATGGTTCAAAGATAAATGGGTAAGGATGGGACCTAAAGGAAAGATCAGAGGCGCATGTGGTGGCCGGAAAAAAGGTGAGGGCAAACCAAAATGCCTACCATTATCGAAAGCGAGAGCACTAGGTAAAAAAGGAAGGGCAAGTGCGGCACGTAGGAAGAGAAGAAAAGATCCAAATCCTGACAGACGTGGTAAAGCAATAAACGTCAATACCAAAAAGAAAAAAGCAAAAAAATAATTGCATTAACATGAAATATGTTATATACTTGCTGTATAACAACAGGAGAAACAAATGGCAGTAAGAAACTTCAATGACGCTGAAAAGCAAAAACTAATCCAGATAATTTCGCAAGGTTCACAGGTACTAGGTGAGGTAGAGGATCTTAGAAGTGGATTAAAAGACACAGTGAAAGCAATCGCAGAAGAACTAGAATTAAAACCAGCACTAATCAACAAGGCGATATCAGTTGCACACAAAGGCAACTACCAAAACATCGCTGATGAGATGGACACGCTGGAAAGCATACTAAACACAGCCGGAAAATTATAATGCTAGCCAAAGTCAGATCATTCTGGCTTCGTAGTTTTGAAAGTGACAAGATAGCATTCTACTTTGAACTTGTCAGTTTCATATTCACAGTAGGAGCCAGCCTAACACTAGCGATCACAGCCGCTGACCCAGACATGACTATAATCTATCCTGCATTCTTTGTAGGCGCGATCACCCAGTGTTACGCATCATACAGAAGGAATGCGGCATTCGTAATGATGATCACTGGCTACTTCTCGATCATAAATGTTTACGGCTACGGCGTAGCAAGTTATTGGTGGTAGGATGAGTTACATAGACGCTTTATATAAAAAAGACGAAGACAAAATTTATGTTGTAGAACGTGATCCCAAAAAAGGCAGGGTGTTTGTCGAATACGATGCACGTTACCTTTTTTACTACGAGGACGCAAGGGGCAAACATAGGTCAATGACCGGACAACCATTACAGAGAGTCCAGTGTTCTACACACAAAGAATTCATAAAAGAGCAACGTATAAGATCAAACAAGCAACTTTATGAACATGATATCAATCCTGTGTTCAGATGTCTTGAAGAGAACTACTTAGGTAAGGAAACTCCAAAGTTGAACACAATGTTCTTTGATATCGAGGTCGACTTCGATCCAGATCGAGGTTATTCCACAACAGATGATCCGTTCATGCCCATAACTGCCATAAGTTGTTATATGAGTTGGACGGATCAACTGGTAACACTTGCAGTTCCTCCAAAAACAATCAGCATGCAGGAGGCAAAGATACTTACTGAACGTTTTCCAAACACTATGTTGTTTGAGAAAGAGAAAGACATGCTGGACGCATTTTTACAACTAGTCGAAGACGCAGACATATTGAGTGGTTGGAACTCGGAAGGGTATGATATACCATACACCGTGGGTAGAATACAGAAAGTTTTGAGTTCAGACGACACAAGACGTTTGTGTTTCTGGGGAGAAAAGCCTAGGAAGAGGGTGTTTGAGAAATATGGCAGGGAACAACTGAGTTATGACCTTGTGGGACGGGTGCACCTGGACTTGTTAGAACTGTACAGGAAGTACACTTATGAGGAAAGGCACAGTTTCAGACTGGATGCAATAGGAGAACACGAGTTAGACGAAAAGAAAACAGTATACGAAGGGTCTCTAGACAACCTATACAAGAATGACTTTGGGTTGTTCATAGAATACAACAGACAAGATACCGCACTGCTGGCCAAACTAGAAAAGAAATTGAAATTCATAGAACTTGCCAATGAAATTGCACACCAAAACACAGTGCTACTGCAAACTACGATGGGTGCAGTGGCAGTTACTGAACAAGCCATTGTTAACGAGGCTCATAGAAGAGGCATGCAGGTAATGGGCAGGAAGTACAAGAAAGAGGGCGAAGAGAATCAACCAGCGGCAGGTGCCTATGTGGCAACTCCAATGAAAGGCATACACGATTGGATTGGATCCATAGACATCAACTCACTGTATCCTTCGGTTATTAGGGCACTGAACATGGGTCCTGAAACCATAGTGGGGCAGATCAGACCTGTGATAACCTCCGCAGAACTAAACAGGGCAAAGCACGCCAAGAAATCATTCGCGGCGGCATGGGACAGTCAGTTTGGAAGTTGGGAGTACCAAGCGGTCATGAACAAGGAAAAGGGCACAGAGATAATCGTTGACTGGGAGGACAAGACCAGCGTGAGGATGTCAGCGGCACAACTGTATGACCTGGTGTTTGATGGCAACAACAAATGGATGTTGAGTGCTAACGGCACGATATTCACATACGAATACGAAGCGGTGATTCCAGGATTGTTGAAACGTTGGTACGCTGAGAGACAGGAAATGCAACAGAAAATGCGTGAGTGTGGAGACAACGAAATTGAAAGAGAGTATTGGGACAAGAGACAACTTGTTAAAAAAATTAACCTAAACAGTTTGTATGGTGCTATCTTGAACCCAGGCTGTAGATTCTTTGATATAAGGATCGGACAATCAGTGACACTTACAGGTAGGTGCATCACTAAACACATGGCCAGCAAGGTGAACGAGATAGTTGCCGGACAGTATGACCACAAGGGCGAGAGTGTTGTTTATGGCGACACTGACTCCGTGTACTTTTCTGCTTTCAAAACATTACAAAAAGAAATAAACGAGGGTGTAATTCCATGGACCAAAGACTCTGTGGTTGCTCTATATGACAAGATATCGGATGAGGTTAACGGTTCGTTCAAAGCATTCATGACCAAAGCGTTCCATACCCCGACCACGAGAGGTGAGGTGATAGCGGCAGGAAGAGAACTTGTTGCATCCAAAGGTCTGTTCATCACAAAGAAAAGATACGCAGTGTTGTACTATGACAAGGAAGGCAAGCGAACGGACGTAGACGGCAAAGAAGGCAAAATGAAAGCAATGGGCCTCGATCTCAAACGATCAGACACTCCTGTGTTCGTGCAAGATTTCCTAAGTGAGATACTATACATGGTGCTACAGGGCAAAGAAGAGAAAGTTGTGTTAGACCGAATAAGCGAATTCAGGGCAGAGTTCAAATCACGGCCAGGCTGGGAGAAAGGTTCACCGAAGAGAGCCAACAACATGACAAAATACACCGAGGCAGAAGAGAAAGCCGGTAGGGCAAACATGCCAGGACACGTGAGGGCAAGTATGAATTGGAACAAATGCAGAGAGATGTATGGTGACAAATATTCCATGCCTATCACAGATGGTGCAAAGGTCATTGTGTGTAAACTAAAAAGCAATCCATTGAACTACACCAGTATCGCTTATCCAGTTGACGAGATGCGTATTCCGGAATGGTTCAAGGAATTGCCGTTTGACGGAGACGCTATGGAGGCTACTATACTTGATCAGAAGATCGATAACCTCATAGGTGTGTTGGGGTGGGACGTGCAGAGCACAGAGACCACTAACACTTTTAATAAATTGTTTGAATTTTAAATAACAGCATGCTCAGTATAGAAGAAATAAAATTGCTTATCGACAAACTAGAAAAAGTCAAAAAAGAAGATCTACAGGAATTGATCGACAGTAACTTGAAAATACTTAAGGATATTAGATCAGCCGTAGACGCCACCAACGATGAAGAAATAAATCGTTTGGACAAGACTGCGGCTTGGTTTAGAGAAGACGCTGACCAAAAGAAGACCAGACCTGTCACCGACGAATTGCTGTTCCGTATGATCAGAACAAAAATATTCCAGTTTGCAAACACTCCACTACAAAACAGTTTAGAGATAGGACCAGGGCACGGAATGTTCTCATTAGAATTCAGGGCATGGGCCAAGAACTTCTATCTTGACATACACCCACATTTTGAAAAGCACGTAAGGAATAAATTCAAATCAGTCGGACAAAAAGACGGACAACTGAATCCTGACAGGCACGTTACCTTTTACACAACAAGAAAAACAGACTGTTCAAACATACCCCAACACAGTGTGAATTTTATCTTCAGTTGGGACGTGTTTGTGTTCTTCACACAGAATCACATACAGCATTACCTACATGATATCAAAAGGGTTTTGGTGCCCGGTGGACATGTCTTTATACAATACGCAAACTGTCATTATGACTTTGACTTGTCGCAAGCCAAAAGGGGTTATTGGAACTACAACACACAGACGGAAATGGAAAGGATCATCAATGAAGAAGGATACGAAATAGTAGAGATGAATCAGTTCCGACCTGGTGCCAACTATGCCATTTTCCGAAAACCTGGTAAAGTAAATCCTGTGGTCACTAAAATATCTGAAATAACACTAGACTAAGACCTAAATATCATATACAATAAACACATTATGATAGACATCTTAAAAGACATCGTTAAACACACGCATGGATTGGGATTCTTGGATCTTGTTAAAATCACCGGCACTGCCGATGAGACTGCGATTGATTCAATGGCAGAAGACAGATCTGTAATCTTGCAAGGGTCTTTTCACAAACCACAAACGGAAATGTCTGGTACGTTTGGTATGCCTCAACTGGGTAAGTTAGATATCCACTTGAAGTGTCCGGAATACAAAGACAAAGCAAACATAACTGTAATATCCGGTGAAAGAGCCGGTGCAACAGTTCCTACTGGAATCCATTTTGAGAACGAAAAGGGTGACTTTAAGAATGACTACAGATTCATGAATGCAGAAATAATCAACGAGAAACTTAAGACTGTGAAGTTCAAGGGTGTTAAGTGGGACGTTGAGATAGAGCCGACAGTGGCAAGTGTGCAAAGGTTCAACTTTCAAGCGACTGCAAACACAGAACACAACTCATTTGTTGTTAGGACCGAGGATGGAAACTTGATTTTCACATTCGGTGATCAAGCATCTCATGGAGGAGAATTTGTATTTGCATCCGACGTGAAGGGCACTCTTAACAAAGGATGGAGTTGGCCAGTTGGTCAAGTTTTACAGATATTGAAACTATCAGACTCAGCGAAGGTTACACTGCACTTCTCTAACGAGGGTGCGATGCAGGTTACAGTTGATTCTGGTCTAGGCAAGTATCAATACATCATCCCGGCACAGGCGCAATAATGACGGAACAAAATAACAGGCAGGAGCACTTAGGAGAGTTGAGCAGAGACTTTGCCGTGTTCTTGCCTGCTATATCAAATTTTTACAACACATTCATTTCGAAACAGAGAGTATCAGAAGGCAAACACATTCCAGCAGAAAGGATCCCTAAGACTTTCGAGAATGGTGTTGAGAGTCTTAACTTCATAAATCCTGACAAAGGCATGTTCACTTATCCTACTGCACTCTATTCGGCGGG